TTGCTATCCCAAGGGCAATGTTTGCTTCTTGCTCGTCTTTACCAATGTAATAGCTCGGACTCATTTCTGTCTTTTCAATACCGGCTACCCACGATCTATAAGTTCGGCCATGACGGAATAACTCTAATTTAGAATCAAATTCAACGATTGGGCGTGTTGCCTTATTATCTGAATCAGCAATATCTTCAAACGTAATGTTCAAAAAATCAGCTACGGATTGGATTGCATCTGCATGATACCACACGTTTACACGACTATGTGCATTTCTGTTTTCCGCGCCAGCTTTTTGCAAAATATAATGCTTGGCATTGATACCACTGATCGTACCGTCCCATTCAACACGATCCATTGGCACTGCTGTTTGATCCCATAGGCCGTCAGTTGAACGACTGTATGCAGTATTGGTGTTTTGGTACGTTCTGCTCAGTAATCTAATACCTTCTTCCGTGCCAACACCTTCAACTTGCCAACGGCGAAGAATTAAATCACTGTCAGTTGTTACATAATAATTTGCCAATGTTACATCAATTACACTGCCAACTGTTGGCAACGTTAACCAATGGATTTCATTGCCACTGATATAATAATCAATTGTTATAGTTTTTGGTATACCATCTGCTGTTACTGCAATCTGAGCTTTGTTATATGAAGTAAGTTCATAACCAAGCGGATCAATTGTGCTGCCTGTTGAAACATATGACAATGCAGCATCACCTTGAATATCAACTTGACGAATATCTTGTTGGAATACAAGACGCATGCCATTTTTTAATTCAAGCGTTTTACCATTGTGTTGGGCAGGTGTAGTGTAATATTGTTGCCCAATAATGTCATTGGCAATGTTAATAGTTTCAGTATCGCCGCCTGTAACGAAAGCAATTGGCATGCCTTCTTCAATCCAGTAATAGTTTGTCCAATTGATAAACTTGTCTGGGTCAATTGGTAGATCTAAGATACTAACAGGCACTGGAGTTTCATTGCTTCTGTCATTTAAATTCCAAGCTGCTGCTACTTCGTCAGCTGATAAAGTTTTTACTCCAGTATCAGTATATGTTACTAGGCCTGGTTCTAATTGACGACGGGCAGTAGGATGCGGTAATAGCGATTCTGCTGCATTTTGTCCTACGCTAAAGTTTAATGTTTCTAAAGAGCTAGGCTGAAATAAATCATCAACAATGGCACTTAAGACTTTCTTATTAGTCTCAGTTTGAAATATAGCTGGCAGCATGTCAGATGCTGTTGGGCTGACACCGTCATTTAACTGTTGGCCAGGATATGTTCTAATGAACGGTTCAACTGGGTTAAGTTTTTTTGGATTTTTTTCCATTGTTTGCCTTATTATACTGATGTGATTGACATTGAACTTGTAATAATTTCAACGTCGCGTACTGTTGCACTACTAATTAGTAATTCATTATCTTCGCAGCGAATTTGAAATAAATCATTAGAAGTTAGTCCACGCTGACGAGGAACCAGTGCAATTGAACTAATGATGCCGCCTAATTGTTTGTGTACCCAAGCGGCCATATCTGTAAAGAAGAATGTTTCACCAAAATCCCAGTTGTCAACTTCAAAATAGCTATTAATTGATTCAATTACTCTTGAACTTATTTCTGCGTCCGAAATACGTGTGCCATCGCTCTTTGTAACACGGATGATAACTTTATTTCTAAAATCACTACCCTGGCCGAATATTACTTTGTATGTCACTGGATGAAAAATGATACTATCACTTACACTTTTGTATAGCGTGACTGCTGACATTAATTGCTCTAAATTATAAGACGTTGGGGCACGTGGCATAGAACCGTCTCGTGCGCCATTTGTACACCACGACCTGAATGCTGAATTGTATTCGCTTGTTAAAACAAACATATCCATAATGTTAGTTGTAGTTGCGTCAACACGATTGTCTCTTAGAGGGACATGATCATGTTGGATTCTTAAATTTGATTTGCCAGTCACTGGGCCAATTGTAGTTGGCAGAATAGTTGTAGTCGGGGCCAATGTATATTGTCCAACTGAGTCAGTGAATTGAACTTTCTCTAGCATAACTGTGCTGGTAGATAATATCGAATCAATGATTGTTGGGTCAGTTGGCACTAGACCAGTTGCAATGCCGGGCATTGATACAATGACACGCTTAGGATCGTAACGTCCATCATCTAGCTTAAAGTATTCTACAATGTCCAATTCATATTCAGCGTTTAAGCCGGCATTTTGAGATAAGAATTTTACAGTATCTTTAATTTCACGACGAGTTGAATAGTCAACTGCTTTACCAAATCGCTGATTATGGAAAGTAATTTGATTTGCACTGCCTAGCACTGTTTGATCTTTACGTACAACTGAAGTCCAAACTTGTGTGTTTGAATCAAATTCAAGTCTGACTAACCAAGAAGCATCCAGAGCCATGTTTGATTTATCGCCTGAATATAAAGTACTAAACATACTAGCTGTATCAATGTTGTCTTGACGAATAAGTTTCCAGCGATCAAATTCTTGATCGTAACGTAAACCAAATGAACGCTTTGCTGCCAATTCTTTAAGAATCTCAGTTTTTTCAGTTGGCGCAAAAATACTTCGCAATGGTGGGATCCAAGCAATTACATTGCTGTTTTTTACAATACTGTTTAAGAATACTGCACCTTGACTATTAGCACGAAGTCCAGTATTAATGCCAGTCGAGTTTGCCAAACCAAAACCTTCACGATAAACGTCAAGTAGTTTTGCCCATTTAATCTGTCCTTGCTCGTCTTGTAATTTAATAAGCGAGTTCTTTTTAATTGTTCTATATTTTAAGTCTGGAGTTCCGCGACCAATTCGTAGCGGGGCACCAGTGTTGTCACTGCCAGTAAAGTATCCATTTGTTGAAGAATTGCTAGCTTCAACAGTTACCCACTTAGTAATAGACAGCGGAAGAATTGCGCTAAATTTTTTATAATATAACTGATGTAAGCTTCTGTTTAAAAGTAAATTTTCAATCGAAATAAACGCATCTTCGTCGCCAGTTACTGCTGCAATTGTATCTTCACTTGTTACTTCTTGTTCGTATAAAAACGCATCGTCGGCAAGAGTAATTACCGGACGATATGTACCAGTTGGATCTTGTAAGTCAGCATAAATGCTTTGACCTGCATGTGATCTGTTTACTGCTTTAATTTTGTCAATGCCGCCTACTTTACCTTCTGGATATGTATTGTAGTCTGACGCAGTAATCATTCTGTCCTGACTTGCTGCTGTACGGCTTGCACGATTTTTAATTTGTTCAAGCGTTTCACTTGCAGTAGATGATACAGGTGCTGCTAATTGTAATGTGCAAATTAAATCCTGTTCAGTATTTGTACTGTCAACATAACGAATTGCAACTTGTAATCCTGCAACATCAATTGGATTGAACGTTACATTTTCGTTGGCACTTTCTCTGTACCATACACGAATATTACCCATTGGGATTTCTGCAAATACATCATCACCAAATTTCAATGATACCGAATCATTTTCACGTGTAATTACTTCAAAGATTTTACGATTGTCTTTGTCAATTGAATTGAACACAATGTTCTTCCCAACGGTAGATGTTACTTGTGTCCAAGCAGATAAAATGCGACCAGACGCATCAATGCTTTGTACCCAGATATCTGATTCATTAACATTGTCTCCGTCTAAATCAATAACACGGTTTTCTACTCTGGTGTCTAACACATAGTCTTCAAATTTCAATGTGCCTTGCTTGAACATAAAGAACCAGCCATTGGATGCATTTGAATAGCCAGTACCATCATTGTTGAATAATGTAGTCAAGTAACTGTACGGATTTGGTACGCTTTCAATTGCTAATTGGCTATCCAAGTCAATGTTAACAGGCGTAAGTTCGCACGAGTAATTTGAGTTATTGCGAGCAGACAATGTAAAAGTTTCTACCATTGTTCTGTTGTCTGGTTGTGCAAGCTGATAAAGCTGACGCACTACGCCGCCGTCGGTGATACTGCTAATTGGGCGGCCAACTGGGTTTGATTTATTGAATGCTTCGTTTAAAATTAAAGTAATTTGTTCATTGAAGTCAGTGTTTAAAGGATCTCCCCACACAATTGTACGGCCAGCAATGTTTGTACCTTTTGTATCATAGATATTTTGTGTTGTATTCAATGCACTAATGCGAAGGAATCCATTGGCTCCTGCATTGCGATACGGTTTATAACCAAGTTGGCGTGCAATACTCAATACATTGCCGCGCACTTCCGCAGTTTCTAAAAATGTTTCACGTAGATTTAAATCACTGCGGAACGCCAAGTTCTGCCCAATGAAAGCCATCATGTCGATTAACGCAACATACTCACTAGAGTTGATAAAGTCGTTAAAATCTTCAGGATAATTTGTTTGAACGTGATTCAACAATGATGTACGTAGACTTTCAAAGTCATATGCTTTAAAATCAGCGTTCACCAAATAGCGGTAATTATTCAACCAGCTTTCGGCTGCATTGAGTTGTCCAAGTCGTTTAGTTTGGCTCATTTTGTATTAGTTCCTTTGTCGTATGTCAATGGTAATGTCACTGTTTCATCAGTTGGAACATACGTTACAACAATTTCAATGTTAAGTGCGTTGGGGCCTTCGGATATTGCTACACTTTGCAATGCCCAACGAGGATCATTCTTGATGATAGCTCGAACGTCTGCATCAATCAATGATATTGTATAATCATCCAGTGGTTCAAATAGCATTTCCCATACTATGCTACCAAACTCGGGCAGCATAATACGCTCACCTTTGCGAGTATTGAAGTGATTTAATAAGTCTTGACGGGCAAGGTCAAGATCATAGCGAACTGGATTTAAGAAACTAGTTCCAACAGTGCTATAACCTCGAAAGCGTGATGTATATTGCGGCATGCACCTATTTACCTTGTAAAGATAAACAGGGTTTTATCAAGCTGCCTTATCTGGTGCGTTTGGCGGAATGTTGCCGCTGGTGTGAGGTTCGCCGTATTTGTCACGAAGCTGTGTTGCGGTAAGGCTGCTTCCAAATGGAACCGCACCTGTGTTTAGATAATAGCTTCTTTCCCATTGGGCCAAGTGCTGAGGTGTTGGTTTTCCGTATGTGGCACCGACCTTAGTTCCTGTTGCGCCGCCGTTACCTAATGGAGTTCTCCAATCGTTTGTTTGTGGAAGCTGGACCTTGTTGTTCTTTAAACGAGATAAATCTCTGTTAATCCCTTCCTTTTGTAATTGTGCAGGCTCCATAATTCTTGTATCTGAATTTGGCTTACCTGTCATTACATACTTTGCATCACTGTTGCGAATTTTGCTGTCGTTGTTATATGGGGTATTTGCCCAAATTGTAGCAATGTCTTCGTTGGTAGCTTTACCATTGGATGTAGCTGCGGCTGCTTCAACTAGTGCAGTTGCCATCTTACCGGCACTAACCGGACTACTATAAGAAGCCATAATTAATCCGTCAATTTGCGATTGAGTGATACAAACAGTTTTGCCGGCGGCTTTTTTTGCTTTTTCAAGTGCCCGCATTACTCGTGGAGTGTTTTCTCGCTCAATAATTTGACGACTTGCTAATCGTGCTTCGGGTTCACTTGGTCCTGCTAATAATGCTTTCTTTAAGTTGTCATCAATCTTTCCGCCACCACCAGGGCCAAAAATATCTAATCGAATGCCGTAACCGATACTGTAACCTTGAAAGTCGCTGTACATATATCCAGTGTAGGCCTCTCGACTTTTTAGAATTTTAAATCCATCATCACTTAATACATTGCTTGTTGGCTCTGGTATACAATCAATAGCATTTGTTTGTTCTACTGGCGGCTTTTCTTCGTAGCTTGTTGGGGCTGGCGCAATTACTGCGTCTGGTACACCAGTACTACCAGGTGCCGCAGTTGGTTGCTCGCCTTCGTTGCGACAATTGTGCCCACCATAAGGTTCAGCTTCAGGCACACGACCTGCAATACTTGTTCCGACACTTGCATTGGTAACAAGACTGTTTTGCGCAGGCATGTCTGCTCTATCAGCTGCTGGACCATTTAAGTCGATTCGCTGGCCTGTCATTTTAAATTGGCTGTCTGCTAATATGTTCATATTTTGTCCAGACGTCAATTTCATTCCAGTCGTACCAGTTGCATTAAACACTTCACACGCTTCTGCTAGAATATTTTTTGCAGCACCTGCATTAATGTTGTTGCCAGCATCCAAGTTAATGTTGTTGCCGGCTCGTAAGTTTATACTGCCTTCTGCATTGATACTAAAGTCGCCCATTGCGTACATATCAATGTTACCAACTTTATCTAATTGTACCCATGCACTACCGTTGGCATTTACAACGTAAATGAATCCACAGTTGTTGTCCATGATAATTGAATTGCCGCTTTGTGTGCGCAATCTAATTTGACCGCTATGTCCATCAGGACCGTCATCCATGACAAACTGATGCTGGCCTGGAGTTAAAATGCCATATGCGAGTCCGGGATGCTTTTCTTTGTTTCTAAAAGGGCCAGCATTTGTGTGTCCACGTTGGCGGTCTTTTTCTAGTCCTTGCTTTTTGATAACATCGCTAACAATGTGTTCAGGGCGGTGTTCGTCTTGTGGGTCTTTTGAATTGTAACGATTGCGTTCGGCTACCGGCAATACTTTACCATCGTGCGTACTACCTGACGCAATGCCCGGCAGCGCATGTGTATGTCCGTCCATTGGTAAACACGCCCACCAAATACCTTGATGAAATTCCCCATTGATAAAGCCGCAAATAACTTGCACGTTCTTGTCTGGCGGCACCATCCACATACCATAGCTTTGATTTGTTTCTCTGTATTTTGTAGCATCATTTGCTTTTGATTCTGCTCGTGTATCACCTGCACCAGCAAAAGGCGGGCAGTACCTAACAGTTAGCCACGACGATTCGTCGTCCTCTTTTGCAGAACTCATTTGCGGAATCCATACTCGTAGTCGACCTAATCCAGCTGGATCGGTATTGTCTTTTACTTTTCCAATAAAAATGCCAAACTGCTTGTTACCAGATTCGCTACTCTTACCTGTGGGACTTGCACCGTTTGTATTTGATCTCATTTTAAAACCTGTATTCTTTTAGTAATGTTCTTCTTCCATCAACGTATTTTTGGTAATAGTCTTTTGTAACTGCATTTGCTGTTTTTCCGGTAAATTTTTCTAATTTGTTTAACCAAACATATCCGTCGTCTGTGCAATTACCAATCTCACTATATGGTAAGAATAATATCTGATCCATTGGATAATCTATGTCCTTGGGCAGCATCAGATATGGCGTTATTCGAGTTTTAAACTCAATGTCATTGATTGTATTGCCCAGTACCTTATTAAGGAAGTCTTCCATGTGCTTTAATGTTAATCCTTTTGCAATTTCTATAATGTCGTTTTTTACATAGAAACCAGGATATGTTTTTCCTAGAAATCTTTCATACCGTACAATTAATTCTTGCAATATGTCTGGATTACCTGCATTGATTGATTGCCCTGTTAGTACATCGTAATAATTTTTAACTTTATCATTGGTTACTACTTCTTTTATATCATTTGGATCTAAAGTTATAATTATAATTTTTACATCAGGTCCCAGTCTATCTTTGATTAATTTAAAATCAGGGAATACATGATTGCACAAAATTCTAGGCGCATCAGGTTCTTCTAAAATATCATCAAATTTAAAAATGTTCCAAATGTTAGGATTGTTGATGCCACGTTTGAGTTCAGCAGAGTCTTCGCGTATATGTTTATAGCCAGTGTACAATCCTTTATCACTACTATGTGTTGAATTAGTAATTGGACAAATGTTTAACTCATTTGATGCGTCAGTTAGCAGGTTATACAACAGGTACTTGGCGAATCTACCCGAAGAACCTTGTGTAAATGTTATGATATATGGCTCGTTTGTACTTGATCTCATAATTTTTGCTCAGTTACTTGTTAGGCTTAGCACTAACGCCAGCATTTTCGGGACCTTTGGCTGCGGCATTGCCTGAGCCAGCTGCTCCCGTTGCGGCGCCTGTACCTGGTTTACCAGACCATGGATTGGCCAGGCTATCCCTTGCACATGATAATGTTGTTGTAAATTTACCTTTTACAAACTTATTTGTTATAGATTTTACAGTGTATACACCGCTAATAGCG